CATTGAAGCCGCGACCGTAGCGTGGCACCACATGGGATGGCAGCCCGTTGCCTTTAGCGACATTGAGCCGTTCCCGTCTGCCGTGTTGGCGCATCACTATCCTCATGTCCCTAACCTTGGCGACATGACCAAATTTGAGGAGTGGAATCTTGAACCAGTTGACCTTCTTGTCGGAGGAACCCCCTGTCAATCCTTCAGCGTCGCGGGGCTCCGTCAGGGACTTGCCGACCCCAGAGGCAACCTCATGCTTACGTTTCTTGCAATCGCTCAACGTCAGCGGCCTCGATGGATTGTCTGGGAAAACGTACCCGGTGTCTTGTCATCAAACGGAGGACGGGATTTTGGCACCTTCCTCAGGGCGCTGGGCGAGTTGGGGTATGGGTTCGCTTACAGAGTTCTCGACGCTCAATGGTTCGGAGTGGCCCAGCGACGCCGCCGTGTGTTCGTTGTCGGATGTCTTGGAGACTGGCAACGTGCCGCCCAGGTTCTTTTTGAGCGCGAAAGCGTGCGCCGGGATTCTGCGCCGAGCAGAGAAAAGGGGCAAGCAACTACCGGAGGCACTGCGCGATGCTTTGCTGACAGTCGTGAATCGACCGTAGCCCAGCCGGTGGCGTTCCACAGCCGCCAAGACCCAGATGTGTCGGGCGACATCACGCACCCGCTTGGCGCGAAGGACAACGGGATGGCGGTGGCTTTTTCAAAAGTCGGTGCGACTTTAAAAGGCGGCAGCGGTGAGCGTGGTTACCCAGACCCATCGGATGGTAACGGGCACAATCTGGTCGCGCAGCCGGTGGCGTTCAGCCGCAATGATGACAGGCGAGATGCGACCGCCGACCTTGCGCCGACCATGCGAGTGGCTGGCCGTGCTGGCGGGATGCTAGGTGTCGCCCAGCCGGTGGCGACCGACCTCTATAACGGGGCGGTGGACGGCGATGCAACGCACTCCCTCCGAGTCGGTAACGGCAATGCGATGGGCGGCGTTCCGTCTGTGATGACCGCCATGCAAGTGCGCCGCCTCACGCCCGTGGAGTGCGAACGTTTGCAGGGCTTCCCAGACGGTTACACCAATATCCCATGGCGCAAGAAAGACGAAAGCCCGGACGGCCCACGCTATAAGGCGTTGGGCAATTCGATGGCCGTGCCCGTCATGCGGTGGATCGGTGAGCGCATCAACAAGGTGGACAAATGACGCTCTTCACCCACGCCGGCTCGCTGCCCCAGCATCGTTATATCTGGATCGAACCCAACGCGATCGGCAAACACGAGTGGCTCAAGGCCGTCTGGTTTGGCCTCACGTCTTACCCCGGCCGAGTCTGGGGCTGCCACGTCATGTTGGAGAGTGGCGCCGTGTACCGTAACGTGCCACTGCACCATCTCGCCTCAGATTGCACGGTAGACGAGCCATGGACGCCAGCCCAAGCACAGACTTGGGATTGCTACGGGTGGCAGTTTGCCACCATCGAATACCCATTCTTGCAGAGCATGAACTGCCGTGTTCGTCTGCAAGATCGCGACGAGAGGCGCGGCATGTACCTCTTCACGGCAGTGCCGGTGGGCGATGCTTTCAGCGCGGCGCCTGAGCAGAGCAAAGAGTTCTATTTCGTGCAGCTCGAGAATGGTCGCTTTACCGCGCAGCCGACAAACCACGTCCTAATTGAGGATCGCTCATTCGTGCGCAAGGAGCTGGGCTGGCCCGACTTTTTGCGCCGGCAGACCGACTGGAACTCAGCGGAGGAGACATGATGGCAATCTTAGGCGGCATCGCCGCGACGATCTTCTTGCTGCGGTTCATCCACGGCCTCATTGAGCACCTGCGCGACCGCCGATTCAACCGCGCGACGCGCAATACGTTACATGAAAATTGGCGGTCGGTTCCCCCGCCAAACTGGCGCTCCGCACGGGGCGGTAGAGATTACTGGTGAACCGTAAAAACGAAGGAGAGTTAGTATGAGTTTGATTATCTCTGAATCCGGTGGTGGTAAGTACCCCGAGCGTAAGCCTTTACCTGCTGGCGCGTACACTGCGGTGCTCGACCTCGTTTGCGACCTTGGTGTGCAACCGTCACCGGGCGGTCAGTTTGCACCGAAGCGCACTGTGCTTTTGCGCTTTCAGATTCCAAGCGAGCGCATTGAGATCACTAAGGATGGGCAGACGAAATCCTTGCCAGCCGTTATCAGCCGCACACTTGGCCTTTCATTGAATGAGAAGGCGACCTTGCGCCAGCTTTTGCAATCTTGGCGTGGGCGGTCTTTCACGGCAGAAGAGTTAAAGGCGTTCGATCTTTCCAAGATTCTTGGGAAGCCAGCGTTTATTAACGTCACGCACTCCGTCAAAGGCGACCGTACTTATGCAAATTTGACGAGCATTATGCCCTTGCCGAAGGGAATGCCCGCGCCTGAGCTTGAGGGTGAAGCGTTGATTTACTCAACGGACAATCCTGACTCAGAAGTTTTTGACCGCTTGGCACCATGGATTCAGGACAAGATCGCCAATCGCATCTTGGACATCCCGAAGGCGGCCCCCGCTGCCAAGGCTGCGGCACCTGCGGTGGTTGAGGAGTTCAAGGATGATGAGGTGGCGTTCTGATGCCCACTCCACGCCAAGGATACAAGGCGGCAGACGGGAAAAAGATTCCGTCCGTCACCACGATTCTCAAGATCAAAGACCCCGGTGCATTGATTAACTGGGCCTACAAGACGGGTCGTGAGCATGGCGTGCTGGAGGGGCAGGGCAATCCTGCCCCTTCTGGTCTATACGAAGGCAGCGACATCCTCGCCATCGGAACCGCCGTGCACGCCATGTGCGAGGCGTTCGTCAAGGGCGGCGACCCGCAGGCCGTGCTGGATGAGGCGCTTGAGGCCAAGACCGTCGTGGATGCCAAAGCATTCCGCGCCCAGGCCGGCTCGGCGTACAGCGGATTCGAGTTCTGGGTCAAGGGCACGCAGCTTGAGATCGTGGACTGTGAGGTGGCCGTGATTAGCGAAACGCACCGCTACGGCGGCACGCTTGACTTCATCGGCAAACTCAACGGCAAGCTGGTGCTGGGCGACTTCAAGACCAGTAACGGCGTCTGGCCCGAGTACCTGTGCCAGTTGGCGGCGTATGCCAAGGCTTACGAGGAGTGCACCGGAAACAAGATTGACGGCGGGTACCACCTGCTGCGTTTCAGCAAGGAGAACGGTGACTTCGGCCACCACTTCTACCCATCTCTCGACGACGACGCATGGCCGGCGTTCCTGCACCTGCGGGCGTTGCATGACCTTAACGAGAAACTGAAGAAGAGGGCGGCATGAACGATTCAACGGACTTGATTGCCAAGGCGTTCCTCTGGCTTGTCATCGCCATCACGACGGCGGCAGCCATTGGCTTCTGGCTAGGCCTCGTCACTCGCGTCGCACGCTGGGTAGCAGGATGAGGCTGCGCGGCGATGACCCGGTGAGCAAGCCTTCGCACTACCAACTCAGGTTGCCTGACGGTGAGTCCATCGAGGCGATCGACTACATCCAGGCCGTGCTGGGCGATGACATGTTCATCAGTTACTGCCACGGTTCGGCGCTGAAGTATCTGTCTCGCGCCGGTCGCAAACTGGACTTTGCCCAAGACCTCCGAAAGGCGGCATGGTTTGCCACGCGCGCGGCGCAGGTCGTGGAGGAACGGAATGGCCCTTCGTTCTGAGCCTGTGTACTCACACACCTATAAAGGAGCCGCTCCGATGCTATTTGAAATTGATTCAGACTGCTGCGAGCAGATCGTGCGCACAGACCTGAAAAGCATGCTGGACAGTCTTGAAAAAGACTACAAGGAGCGTCAGCGCGACAAAGGTATTGCTGTGTTTGATACCAATAAGAAGCGCGACCTGGCGATGCTGAAGAAGCACATAGGCGCGGTGAAGGTTGTTTTACGGTATTACGGAGAGAATTAACCCCCACACGAGGCGCGCGTCCTGCACTTCGGAGCACCGGCCCCGCCGCGTCAGCCGGAACACTTATGACCACAATCGACACAGAAAGCCCGCCGCGTGCTTGGCTCAACGAATGGGTCGAGAACGCGAACACAAAGCAGCAGCTGAAGCAGGTAATTTATGAGCAGCAGGATCGGCTTGATGCTTATGTCAAGCAGATTGAGAAACTGGAAGCCGAGCGCAGCGAGATCGTGCGCTGGCAGGTGGAGACGACATACATCGACATGATGCAGAAGTCCATCATCCAGCGGTACAAGGTGGCGCTCGAGACGATCGCTAAGTCCGAGTATTCGCCTGAGTGCGCAGTCATCGCCGAGACGGCGCTGAAGCCGACATGAGCGACCCTACACTTGCCTTCGGCTTCGGTGTCGGCATGGGCATCCTGCTGACCCTGCTCTTTCTCTGGCCCGCTATTCGCTGGCGCGACAAGAACGACGATTAACCGTACTTGCGGCGCAGGTAATCCATGCGTAACGGCATGAGGTCGTAGTCTCCGCGGCGCACGCCGTTCAAGACCACGATCCCGTTCCACTCGGACTTCTGGACGTCCTCGGGGCGGTACCCCTCGCTCTCAAGGTAAAAGCGCCCGGCGACCAGGCCGTGCTTGACGTGATCTGGGTATTGTTTGCTGGCATACAAAAAGCCTTGCTGGTGGCCCTGCACGAACGACGAGCCGATGGCGTTCAGCCGGTTGACGATCGTGCCACCGATCGGCTTACCCGAAAACGGGTTCGGGAAGTAATGACAGTAAGCGATCCCGTCAATCTCCACAATCTTTAGGAATCGGTGCCGCTCCCAGTCCAAAGTCTCGCAGTTATGCGAGCCAATGATGCCAGCCCATTTCGGATCATTCTTGGCAATACGGTTTGCGCGGTTCTCGTGGTTTCCTTCAAGAAAAACCTTCCTAGGTTTCCACGTCTTACTGCGCGAGCGTTTCAAGCAACTGTCTAACAACTTGAAAGCGGCGTTCCCAGCAGAGATATCTTTAAGATATCTCGCCCCCTCCAGCTCCGCGCTACCCTTCTCTGCGTGGCTATTGAGCGACGGCAAGTCCCACCAGTCGCCTAAGCAGACGACGACATCGGGTTTGTATTCTAGGATGGCCTCGCCGGCCCACTTGATATGCTCTGTACGCGACTCGGGCTTAACCTGCGCGTCAGGGATGATGAGGTGTCGCTTCATTCCATCGTGGTCATCGCCTGCTGGAGCAGATGACCGAGCCGATCCACGAGTTGCTCATCGCGGCTAAGGTCATCGTGACCGGCGATGTCGAGCATGGCGTGGATCAGCTCATGCGTGAACACCTGCTGGCGGTTGCTGCCGCGCAGGGTTGATCGTATTTCGATGCGGTACTGGTCAGGGAGCCAGATGCCCACGCAATCTTTGCCGTGCTTCCACTTGCGCGCGGAAACAGGCCGCACCTCAATCGTGTGACCGGCTAGTTGGAACTTTTTGGGGATTCCGTCGTCGCGGACGGGGCCGCCCACTTCTGCAACCCCCTCAACTGCGCGCTTAGGGCGTCGCATTGGTATGCGAGTTCTCGGAGGGCCGCAAGATCGCCTCGAGGCGCTCCTGAAACGCTCCCGGCGCTGGCGGTGGGGTCATTAGCACTGCCGGCGGCTGGGCCGGCTGCGGGCACGTCAGGGGCGTCTGAGAAGCACACGCGGACAGGAGTACGGTCGCGGATAACGCGACTAAGGCCGGCGATTTCTCGACTGTACGCATTGACGGCTTCCTCTGCTTTTTTGGCATTGGCCCGCTCAATCTCCAGAACAGCCAATAGGTTATCACGCTCTCTTGACACCCTGTCAAGTTCGGGCCGTATTTCGTTGCGACCTGCTTCCTTGAGGCTGTGCGGTATCCACAGCAATAGGGCGGCCACGACCGCGCCGGCCACGAGTTTCAGGCCGTGCCGGAGCAGGAACGCGGCGATCATTTCTCGGAGAGCGGCTGGGTCGTGACGGCGCGCAGGGCGAGGTTGGCGATGGCACCGGCGGCGAGCACCGCCGCAGAGACCTGCGGGCCGAATAGCGTCGTGAGGTGGCTCCCGATCAACTCAAGGCCGCCGAGCACGGCCAGCGCCACGTTCCACCACACCGTCTTGGACTTCAATGCACCCTTGATCATTTTATTCCCTCATGCTCTAGGCTGTAGTGATTACCGTCTTGAAAACGACCGCCCCAACGCGCATCCGGCGCTTGCTTCTCCCACCACTCTCCGAGCGGCTTGTGGTCTTCTGTGCCCTGCAAAAACTTGCCGTCTTTGAAGAGGTTAAGGTCGATCGCAAGGCGCTGCTTGTGCGCACTCCTCGGATGCCCATAACCTAACTTGACACCCAGCGCGCCATGCACTCGAGGGTCGCGGAAAGCATCGCCCAGCGTCACCTCAAAACCCAACTCGTGGGCCTTGTCGATGAGCCGCGCGACAAGTCGTGCGAAGCGGCGTTGTTTTTGGCC